ACAACTCAAAAAATTAAACAATTAGTCAGTATCTGAGTCATCAGCAACTGGTATTAGTTGCTCCTCTTCAGGTTCAATTAAGTCAAATTTAACTGGGTTGTCTTGCTTCCTTGACTCGTACCTTGTCCGATATTTTAAATCTAGAGCAGCTAGGAGGTCATAAATAAGTTTTTCATGGTCATCCTTATCATTAGTTACAGTGTGATTGACTGCAAGCTCTCTTATGAACCATAAGAAAGCTTTCTCATTGTTGGTGCCATTTTCTGTTTCTGCCATGTTTTGCATTGCCTCTAAGTAGCCTAGCACACGGGTTATACTAGACAACCTCAATTTTATACCTCTGTTGCAGATAAAATCACAATGATCCCCAAACAACTGACGCATCTCAGTTAGCAGTGCATCATCATTTATAGGGTTGTAACTTGTTATGTGTTTCTTTGCACTTGATTTTTTAATCAATTTTGTCATTTCTTCTGCACTTGGTAGCTCAGCTGTCTTATTGGATGCCTCTACCACTAACTCCCTCAAGCTTCTCTTTTCATCCTCTCTGGTCACATTGTGCATTATCACTATATAAGCAGGGTAGGATTTCTCTTTATAAAGTTTTAATATGCTTTGGCAATCCATATTTACATTTGTGGCTTTCAGGCAGGTATTTATCAATTCATCGAAGGTCTTGAACTCATCCTTTAGCTCAACAAGCTCCTTACAATCTAGCTCATCCAGCCCTGTGCATGCATATGCTACCCAACTGTTTAGGTTGTTTCTAAGTTTCCTAACCTCAACTTTTTTAACAATGTGTGAGTCTCCTTTGGCCTCACTAAGCTCTTTTTTTGCGGACTCATAATCAGTTAAGTATCTCCTAATTGTTTTAATCTTACCAAACTTGCAATCTTTCACTTCTACTTTTTCCAAACTCTTCCTCAATCTTTCTATTTCAGTCTGGCGTTTCTGCTCATCTTCATCTGTAATTATCTTAATTTTGTTGTCACCTTGGTAATAAATGGAGCCAATATGATAATAATAGTCAGGGTCTCTTTTTACAGTAGAAATCAAGTCTACTGTTGGCAATGGTATCGACCTAGTCAACTCTTGAGGAGGATTTAAGATCAAGAAGATATAAGCGGCATTGTTAGCTGGCACTATTATAGTATTTTTTGAGTAATTTTTAAGATCCAGAGGTATATTATCAAGGCAGAACACCCCGGAGCCATAACTGACAGTCAAATCAGCAACACTGACATGACCATGTATCTGTTTGTAGCTGCACTCCCAAATAGTTTTATTTTTCTTTCTTATGACCTTGTTCGAGGCAAGGACAGGTTTAGGGAGGCCGTCATCATCGGCAAACTCCTCTATTGCTAACATCTGATTGTTTGGTGTCTCTTGCAGCAGCATATCCAGCTGAAACATATCAGATTTAGACCACTCTTTGAAAACCAGAGGCTTCGTTGAGAAGTCAAAATTACAGCTGTTCAAACTTTTCAATGGTTCATCCGTATCTCTCGGGTGTAAGGTGAATTCACCATCCCTCAACTGTTTAACAAACTGAATACATTCTTGCGCACGAGGCAATTTTGTCCATGAATTGCATATGCTTGTTTCATTTGATTCTAAGGACCTTGCCTTTTTCTCATCTTCCAAGAGCTCATTATGATCAACCACCCACTTTTTGCTTTTGTTTATTGACAAAGCTTTAATCAAGAAGTAAGCTGCATTTTCTGATTTATCCAAAGGCAGTTTGCTCAAATGCCTAGTCTTTCTCCTGAATAATTCAGCTTTAGTCAAAAGCTTATTCTCAAATGCAACCCTGATGAGTTTTGATAGTATAATTGTTGCTAAACTATTGTCAACTGTTGTACACTGTGAGAATGTGCTGATGTAAACTAATGTTTGTAATGTAGCCATGTCGAAGTCTGTCTTGTACAAGAATCCCATCTCTGCAGCATTAGTATATAATGCAATTTTGCTGTCAACCAAGTCTGATAACATTATTGACCAGTAGTTATCAAGCTCTGCTAAGCCTTCAGACGAACAGCTCAAGTAAGCTTCAGGGTTCTTCAGACACTCATAGTAGATTGCACTATCATAAATCACCAACTGTGTCATGGTATTGCCAGCTATTGACCATTTTGTAAAGAAACCACCCCAGTCTGGGGAATTTGACCTCAATTCTATGTTCAAGTCAGCCACCACCTGTTCCAGATTATTCTCTATATTTTTCCGTGATAGGAGTGCGGCTATATCAGCAATTACTTTGTTTGGTATAAGCTCTGGATCAACCATCAAACCCTCCCATTGTTCAACTAGTTTGACTGTCAGAGGGGAGAAACCTTTAGTTCTGCTAAGAGCAGCAAAGAAGTTCAATTTTCGGCTTGCCATGGGGTATACGATTTCCTTATAAATCTCCGTATTCGTGAATTCTGCAACATCAAAGTCTCTTATTTTATCTATTTTTAGCATATTTCTTGTGTGTTTGTCAAGTTTGACCTCCTCTGTAAACAAAAATGAATTTGCCATCTGCAATTCATTTATCCTATAATCAAAAGCTGCCAGCCTGAATAACTGAGATATACTTTTTATCTTCAGCTTGAATGGAACTTGGGTCCTAGATATCAACTTATCCTTTAAGTAAACCCCATCAGAGACTATATCTATGCACCTTGTAGAGGTATCCTCTTCTTTAACTTTTGCTAGAACGCCTCTTATTCTTGTGATTGTATAAGTGTCAGAGTAAGTAGATATCCTGTCTATTGTTTTCAGCTCTAACAATTCGATAATCTTCTGCAAGATAAAAATATGTTTCATGTCAAGCTCATCAACTGAGGGTACCTTTATCTGCGTTACTACTGAATTGTTGACTGTTACTTCAATATTAAATCCTTCAACCAGTATCAGCAGTTTACCAGCCCCATACCAGTTTGTATCTCCTTGTTTCTGAGAGGTCAACCATGTGTATAGTGTTCTAAACTTAGATATCTGCAAGTTACCTACTGTTGAGTAGTAACGCATGTCATCTATCATATCTTTTGCAAACCCTAGAGATGTGTTTTTCCTTTCTAAGAATTCTTTGGCAGATATTTTGCCTTCATCGGTAGCTACTTTTAACTTTTCAAAGGCTGTAGGGTTGTACTGCTTAAAAATGCTTGTAACCTTGTACTTAACAACCTCCACCGATTCATCTGGTGTTAGATCCAAAAATGAGCTCTCCTTTTTGAATCTGAGGTTTGTAAACACTTTGCCTAGCCTAACTCCAAACATACTGTTGGTCTCGAGCATGCCAGCTAATCCTTCATAACCAGTGATGTGCCTATTATGCGAGTCCACATAACTATAACCATGAAAACTATGTTCGACATTATTTAAGCGCATATAAAAATACATAAATTGCTGATAATTATTTACGAAAATACCGAGTGAATTTAGGCGCTCTAGTACTAGCTGCTTGCTGTACTCCATGTTCCTACGGGCTTGGAACATGAACTCAAATGGAGTTCCAGTGTAATATACTTCAATAGGCTGGCTTTTGACGGACATGTGCTGCCCAGATAGCTCCAAGAATATATCCAAAGGTTTACATGTCAAAGAGCTTGGGGTAGAGGTAACGAACATTTCTTTCTTTGATGGTAGATAATCATAAAGTCTTATAGACTCACCAACCAAAAAATTGTACACATACGAAAGTGCTGTCAAATTTCTTTCAAGATGACCATTAAGTACTGCGTGCAAATCTTTGTTTGTTGGGTAAGGCGAAGTTATGTCTGTTATAGTATCATCTATCTGGCTGTTCCTTAGACTGCCTATAGTGGTTTGATAAACACTGTTTGCTCTGTCGAAATATAGCTTAGTTAATCTCCTAGTAACGCTGGAATAATTCAATGCATCAAGGTATGGTGCTTTCTTGCAGTCATTGTAAAAGTTGATAGGCACTAGTGTGGTGTTTTTTATTCTTGAGTTTTCGAAAAATTCATAATCCAGAAGCACACCATAAACCGATTTTATCTGCTCTAGAAGTTGCCTTACAGACCCTCTGACATTTCTTGCCATATGGGGTTTAAAACCTGTTAATTGTAAGACTTCATCTTTATTGCCGTTTAATAGCATGACGGCACTTATGAATTTAATATAAGTATCACTATCCCACTTATACAGCCTACAGTTATCAGCCAATGAACCTGAGAGCAACACTAGCATAGGGTGGGCATAAGCACCACCGTATGCTGCCAATGGCCTATCATCATGTATAGGCATTGCATATTTCTTTGATATTGACCATGACTGCACTCTCATACTAAAAAACGCTTCACTAAAGGTTGCTCCCATCTGGAGAAGTTCTATGCATTTGCTATAGCATTGTGACTGGTCTGATGCATACCCTAAACCACTGGGTTTAAATGTAACTCCAGGGTAAAACTTAGGTACTAATGGTAAAAGTGTGTCTCCAATATAAAGTGTTGAAAGAAATTCAAAATAAACCTCAGAGACCACACATTTTTTGATAGATAGCATGTGATTGCACCGCCTCAAGTAATACTCATATAGTGTCAGAGCGGTTTGCAGTATCTCATCAGCATTTTCACAGTCTGGTATTGCGATATAGCCAGCGCTATCATCAGAGTGGGCATCCATCCTGAACTCTATATCAACACCATACATCCTCTTTATGGTCTCTATGATTTTAAGGCAAGAATGCTGCTGATTGAATGCATGCATTAAAGATGAGAGATAATTGAATATACCCATGACAAAACTATAAGGCATTGTAAATTTGTATGCATATTCCTTCTCCCCGGTATGCTTGTTAACATAGTAAAGGTCATCAATACGCTCAAAATATTTTAGAAACTCAGAATGAGCTTGACTGCTAGCATAAGCTTTATAAGCGGCAGGTGATATCACTACGCTCTTCTTGAAATAAGCTCTAGCCACAAACAAGAATAGGTCCACCATAGATTTGGGCAGTACAGGTGCTAGACCCATTATGAAGCTGACATACTTTGAGAATTCAGACTTAGGGCCCCATCTCATACAGTCAAAAACAAACTTGTAAATCTTCATTTTACGATTAGGTGTCTCAAAATTTCTGCTGTGGATTATCTTTAGTCTGCGGTTGGAAGACTGTGAGATCATCTCATTGTCTACATAGGTGCATAGAACACCAAAGAATTGTTCTAGTGGGTTGATAACAACTTTCCCATTCAAAGTCATGACGTAGATTTCACGCCCCCCTCTATACTGG